ATGTCTTTGAGTGAGGCTTGGCTAAAAGCCAACAATGGTAAGGCTCGCAACAAGGTTGAAGAGGTTGCTGATCGGGACTCTATGAGTGTACGGATCTCACCTAAAGGCAAAATTGTTTTTCAGTTACGCTATAGGTTTGCAGGTAAAGCTGAACGTTTAGATCTGGGAACCTACCCTCACCTGTCACTCAAAGATGCCAGAGCGAAAGCTCATGAAATGCGAGCTCTTCTGGATCAAGGACAAAATCCTAAGGTTGAGGTACGTGTACAGCAGCAAAGATATATTGATGCCAGCACATTAAATGATGTGTTTAATGATTGGTATGAGAGTTATTGTTTAAAAAAGAAGAAGTCCGCTGCTGATATTAAAAGCTCATTTGAGTTGCATGTTCTACCTGAAATTGGCGATTTGCCTATTGATCGAATCACACTCCAGCAGTGGCTGGCCATTCTTGAAGATCTGGCCGAAGAGATACCATCAATTGCAGAACGCGTTCTTACAAATGCCAAGCAAGTTTTAAAATGGGCAAAGAAACGAGAGCTTATAGAAGTTAATCCTCTGTCAGATATATATGCCAAAGAAGATCTAGGTATAGAGAAGAACCGGGTTAAGCGCGTTTTAACTGATGAAGAAATAAGTATGGTCTGGAAGGCTATAGATGAATCCAAGACTCTACAAAAAAATAAGATATTCTTGAAATTGTGTTTAATGTTTGGTTGCCGGAATGGTGAGCTGAGAAGTGCCAAGAAGAAGGATTTCGATTTAAAGCGCAAGGTTTGGGTCGTGCCAGTTGATAATAATAAAGTCGGCAGAAAAACAGGGCGTGAAATAATTCGACCAATTCTCCCCGAAATGGAAGAGTTAATTGTTGAAGCAATGGCTCATAACGATACAGATTACTTTTTAACGAATGATAATGATGTTACTCCTATGGGAAATGGAGCTTCTATAGCTTTACCTGGCAACATCATGGAACGTCTACGCAGGCATCATAACTATCATATGAACCATTGGACACTGCATGATTTGAGACGTACAGCACGTACAAACTTTAGTGCTTTCACTTCTCGTGATGTAGCCGAGCTAATGATTGGACATGTTATGTCTGGTGAACAGGGAACCTATGATTATTTTGATTACATCCCTCAGCAGACTGCAGCTTATGAAAAATGGTTGGAGAAGTTAAAAACAATTACTGAATCTTAAGATAATTATCAAGTAGGTGATAAAAGTGAAAACATGGGACCAGCTTTATGTTGGAGGTATTTATTCTTGGGAAAGGGTAGCGCCACCCTCTGTTTTTTCTGTAAACGTAAAATTTTTACCCGAGTGAATATTGTCTGGCGAAGAACGAAAAGGAGCTGTATTCATAATCTGAGCTCTTCTCTCAAGAATATACTCATTATTGGATTTATTAGCCATATAAAACATTATCCCTATAAGGATTAAAAGTAATATTAATTTTTTTAACATTTGATAATTTTCACCAGCTTATTTTTTAAGATTTTATTTAAGCACTCCATAAAAATAAATATAAAAAATTACATTTTTATTAAAATTTCGACTAATTATTTTTTCAATTACAACTAGATAATTTTTTATATTCTATAGATTTAATTTTATCTATCACTAAAACGATTAACTGTGCATACACTTAACGTGATGCACAGCCATAGATAGAAGGAAGATCTGGATCAAGCTTCAGTAACCTGAGTCGCTGTTACCCCTGAGATAAGAGGCAGATTATAGCGATGCTCAGCCGGTCGTGAAGTTTTGCCATACCAGCGAAATTCCTGAAACTCAGATTCGGCATACAGTGCATAGCAGACCATATTAGACTGGTTGCCGCCTAGACAGACCAGCTTGCCAGTTTTCTGGTCACGTCCAACCACAAAGCACACATGGCCACCACCCTTTCGGGTTTTCACTGCCACACACCCATAAGCCGGTTTATATAGACGTGCACCATAATTCACATAATCCAGTGCACGGTACCAGTGTTTTGGATAAGCTATTCCAGCCTGTTTTAAGCACCACGCAATAAAAGTGCCGCACCACGCTGTCTCGTCTTCAGCCCACCATGCTTTAAGACTCTTCAGCCATTTTAGAATAGTCGGGTTATGGGCTGTCTTGCTGGTATTCTCACGTAAACCAATGTGCTTTTTAGCTTCAATGATCCAGGGCAGATCAGTGCTTGCATCAGCCTTGGCTGTGAGTAACATATTTACACCTGCAAGCTGAGGTTCATCCACAAGTTCAGGCTGTGCTTTCTTCTTACCCACAATGGTTGCTAATACTACCAGGACAACAGAGGCAATGGTCTGGTAGGGTGCCGGCAATATATTGGCGTTATATACCTCTTGTAGAACCAATTGCAGACAAGATAAAAAAAGCGCCATATAGGCGCCATATTTTACTGAGTCAAATTTCCAGACACTTTGATTGATTAACTTCATTTTTGATAATTCCTCATCAATGTTACATCGGCATCAAGCCGGGTTTGCTTTTCTTTAATTAGCGAAATATCGGAGGTAGATTTAATAATTGATGAACCGACCCATCCCGAAATGCCAATAATCACCCCGGAGAGCAATACAATGGCTGTGCGGATAATGTTTAAGCCACCATCAAGACGCGACATTTTGTTCTCAAGTGCGCTAACTTTCTGACTGAGCTCTTCTATATCTTTGCTGTGTTTCTGAATCGCATCCTTGTATGACTCATTGATAAAATTTTGACGCGCTACGTGCTCGACGATAATCCGGATATCCTTATGGATAGATTCGAGCGTTCTCTCTACAGAGCTGTTATATGACTCATTTTCGGCCATACCTCCCCCTAAATTCTGGTAATAAAAAAACACCCTATTGGGTGCCTTGACTTTCTTTACTTTAAATTTCTATCTTTACTACCCTGCCTTCAGGCGCTGGACGCTTGATCTCGTTGTTTGATACAAACACCCGGGTACCAGTGGAATATTTGGTACTACTGGTGCACAGGACCAATCCGCTACCATCGACCACTAACACTTTATAATTAGGATGATCTGCAGAGGTAATCTGTCCAATAAACTCCGGGGCCTTGGGCAATAAGTCGATTAAACGTTGTAATGGATTACTCACGATTGATGCTCTCCACTTTAATACTCTGGTTAATCACCGCATGATTGAATGACACGTTCACCCCATCAATGATGCCCCACCATTCAGCATTAAATGCGACTAGCTCACCAGGTGCACATTCGCTCACATCAGAGCTGATCGGCATCACCAGTTGATGTGTTTCGACCAGACCTGACTTGGCCAGAGCTGCTTTGCCATATGCTCCCATGCTTTCAACGGTAAACAGTGGACTGTTTGCTGTCTCCAGCAACGTATCAGCTGCAGTACCAGTGCGCTTAATCTGGCCACTTAAGCCAGAGCGGTCATTAGTTAGCGTGATGCCGTTATAATCAGGATAAGGCTCATAATCGGTAGACTGCTCTGTGACCAGACTTTCAGGGATCAGCCGATCATATTCTTCAACCGTGATTGAATCCCAGAAAGTCTTTTTATACTTGGGCTTTATAGTAATGGTATTGCTGCCCTTCTCGCTGTAGACAAAGCCACCTGCAGACTCGGCTATCATTTTGATCACCGCAATGGGGGTCATGTTTGAATAGCTCAAGCTGCCCGCTGGAACAATCCAGCTCAGCTCATCGATCAGCTCCCACTTCAGTGTTGTTGAGCTGTTGACCCGATCCAGTTCAGCCTGACAGAGCTGCCGTGCGGTCCTTTCATTCTCCTGGGTAAATGAGCGTGTCGGTGCATAGGGAGCGTCTAGTAAAGCCGATTGGCTGCGACCGCTTAATGTATAAGTGGTTTCGGCAAAGCGACGTGAACGGCTACGGTTTTCAAGCAGCATGTGATGTTCGGTACCATTCACCATAACTCTTAAAATCACAGGCTGACCATTTATAGGCTCTAGTTTCGGTATTTCAGACGCGGGTACGCTCAGGCTATATGACCAGCACCAGCGGCTGCGATCTGTACTATAACTGCCATCATAGACCAGGATATTCTGGCCATTGTCCAGACGGCTTACGGATAATTCATTCACGATATACCACCAGTTTTTTGGCGGCAGACTTGGGATACAGTCATCTGCCCCGAAATTTAAAATAAGGTTGTGTGGATCCGGTTCGGTACACAGACAGTTAAAGTTTAGGTCAGTACTGCCCACGTATTCAGGAAGTTCCGGCTGTGGCCAGGGTTGAACCGGATGCTTGCGGTAATGAATGGCTTTAGCTTTATCCCAGGCAATGCTATTGGTCGTGATCAGTTCAAGACCTTTATCCCACTCGAATGTAAAATGCTTTTCAAAGACGTGGGCTACTTGATGCGAATAAGTAAAATTCTTGCGCTTCCGTACCAGCTCCTCCCAATCTGAAATACGGTTGATCCTAAGCTTACTGCCCTCTTCAAATACCAAGGTTCGAGTTTTAGTTAATCGCTTATTCTCTTGCCAGACGAAATCAGCAGAGCTGACCAGCCCGGTACTTTCTTCATGCTGTAACTGAACCGAGCGGTACAGCAAGGCAGCCTTTTCAAAGCCCAGTAATGCCTGATTGCTCAGCCTTAAACTGTGCTCAAAATAAAAGGCGCTGTGATGCGCCCGTAATATCGGTTTAGCCCAAGGGATTTCAATCACGCTTAAACAAGGCAAAGCTCCCTGATAAGTTGCAGTCAGATAAGCCTCAATGCCACGGATAAAGTTGATATCAAAGAGCGTATCAAGATTTGACTTAAATCCAGTTTGAATCACTGCATTCAAAGCACAGTATTGATCAAGTCTCGTTGCAGTAAATTCAGCAATAAAATCTGTCTGAACTACGACATCTAGCCGAGCAAACTGACCTGTAACTGCATTAAATTCAGCATTAAAGCCTGTAGCAATCCAGGCATCCAATACATCGTTACTACCGGTAACCGCATCAAACTTAGCAAAGAATGCCGTATTAATAACAGCATCCAGTGATGCCAGATTCTGGTCATCAGCACCAAAATTAAGATCAGTAGAGCCAGTGACCAAATCTTTAAAGTTTAGATTTACTTGGTGCCCATCCGGTGGGGTATAGTTCGCCACATGCCCACCTCTTTATATTGATGGTCTTAAGATAAGTGAATTCATCATGAGCGTACTGCCCAGCACCAGTTCTGGATTTGCCAATGTAATATCTGTGCCCACTGCAAAGTCCGCTACCGCCTTGCCCTCTCCATTAAACAAGCGGGCCCACTGGGCTGTACCGGCCTTAATGATTGTTGCAGCATCGGTCTGGTTGAGCTCCACGCTATCAGCATTGACTTTTTTTAATGCTGGCTTAGGTAGGGTCAAGGTGACCAGCTTTGCCGCACTGTCCGCGGGATCAGTAATCTTTTCCGGTTTAGTGTTGCTATAAAAAACAAAGGTAGCATTTGCGCTACCTTGATCAATGTAATTGGCTAGTGCCTGCAGCTGTGCAAGGCTGGCACTTAAAGAAGGTACTATCACTTGGCCACCACTTTATCCTGAATTACAGCGTTATATTGATTGTTAGGGTCAAAAGCCACTACAAAGCACTCCAGTCCTTTTGCAATATTTCTAAACACATAAGAGCCGTTAGCTTTAGACTTAGCTTCCCAAAGCAACTGACGATTGTCGCGACGAAAAACACAAACTGGCACTGGTGAGTAATTAGCTCCTGCTTTTTTGGTTGTCCCTTTGATTTGCCCAAGGCCTTGGTCAGCATTTAAAGCTGTGATAATCGGCTGAGATAGTTTTAGGATTATATAACCCATATCTTTTAGTTTTTGGTAGCTGGGTGTATAGCCTCCAAAAAAGAATCTAAAAATCTTAACTTTCAATTTTTATTTCCTCCACGGGCACAGCAACCCACAGTCGCCCAATGCCATGCACGCAAACATTAGAGTCAAGATCGATATCTTTAGTGAAAATAGGACTTGTATTCACACTAGATAAAACCGGCTTATTTAGCGGCCCTATTGATAAAGTTTGCAACCCACCTGAGATAAAACCAATGAATTGTTTTGTTGAATATTCAAAAAGCTGAATTGGTCTTGATGCTGTTGTGTTGAATGTATCGATACTGGGCGGCAGTATCGAATCTCCTGCCTGTGGATAATATAGCTCTATGCCTGTTTGTGTTTTTGCGATATCTATTGCAACTTGATGCCGACCCACATAAGCTAAAAAACCAGCCCCGGACTGTGTTGATGGCTTTATTATTGATGTTGAGCCCTGGTTATCACCAATCATAATTGGGTAGTTTAAGTTTTCATAATTAAAACAATATGTTGGTAAGACCGAAAATAAACACCTTGCGCCTTCCCTACTATCTTCGCTATTTGCGCTGTAGCTATTTATCATAGTCACAATATGATAAAGACTGCCCACGATTATGCCGCGACCGTATGTAGATGCTCCCTGAGAATATGTGTAGTTATTAGGGGTACTACTTGCCGCATCTGTGAAATCCCAGCGCATGGCCGGGCTTGCGTTATCTGAATTGGTTACTGTTCCGAGATTCCCTGGAACATTTATATCGTTTATTGTCCCTAGTGCAAGATCGGCTGTTTTTCCCACGGCAACCACAATGGCATTTCGATGCGATGCATTGGTCTGGAAGCAGATACGAAGATAGAGGTCACTTTCATCAATATGCTTAAACTTGTAAATATGCACATTCGAGTTTTCATACTCCAGAGACCAACCTAATGGTGCAATCCGCGTTGTGAATCCACCGGTAATAGAGCTTGGTGCATCATCAAGCGTAAATGTCACTGTATTAGTTGTGACTGAATCAATCCAAAACTCACCAGCATTGACTGATGATAACCCCCCTGAATCCACTTTGAGCACACGATCTGCCACATAGCCATGATTCATACCATAGTTCAGTGTAACCTGATTGCCTGCAATAGTGACGCTAGATACAGTTTGCGTGTTATAGCCTTGAGCCAGCATCTTTTTAAACCGGTCTGGAAATAGATTTTTAGAGCCTGCACTGAAATCTAGCCCTTGGTCCGAAAATTCAAAAAGTTTGGTTTGTGTCTGCTTCATCGCCATATTCTTTTACTCATAAAAAGACCGCTTAACGCGGCCATATTTGATTTAAGTGTTAAATCACGCGATCAATATCACCACGTAACATGATCTGGAACTGATCTGATAGCACTGTCGGTTCGGACTGCTTTACTGTACGAATCACCCAAACCGGGAAGGTTGCAGCGACCGTGTTAAAGCGCAGTACATTGCCACTCACCCAGCCCTGCCCCCAGCCTTCCTTTTTCACCACAAAATACGGCACTCCAGTGACCGGGTTGATTGGTGCAAAGTCTGTACTCACAGTGCCTGTACCGATCTGTCCCGAGTATTCACCTACACAGCGGAACGATTGATCTCCAGTAAAAACCAGTGCCCAGCGTTCCTGAATTGCACCATTATTTGTAACTTTAATTGGATACAGGGCTTCATTGTAATTTGCTGAAATGGCTCCGCCAGTGACCTCATCTAACCAGACACTATTCCAAGACTGCTGTACAAATTTACCAGTGGAACGGGCCTGCATATCGCCAATGATCAACGCTGAACCGACAATGGTATTTTCAGCATCATAATTGTGGGTCAGTGGCTTGGTGAAGGTGAGCTGGCCGTTGATCTGCACATCACGGATCAGCAGCATGTCCTGATAGCGATATTTCATCGTCAATGGTGCGGTCAGTGCATTTAAAGCAAAGTCACCACCTAGCGTAAACTTGCCATAGTCATAGTCCACGCTGTACATATCGAATGGGACTTTTACCCCGTCGGCATCTTCCAGCTCGGCCCATGAAATGCGCTGATCTGGCAACTCATAAGTCTGGCCAGCCACATGATCCGGCAGTTCAAAGGCTTTACTCGAACTGACAATAGCAATATCACCCACCCGGTAAATCGGTACCCGGCCATCCAGTGGTAATCGTGTAGCAGATAGTCCCAGAATTTCGGCATCCAGCGGGATGTAGGTATAAGCCACTGCGTTATAACGTACAGTCTCCGGCGCAACCCAGACCGGTATATTGATATAAGTTTCAGTGCCTTCCTGATACTCCAGTAATAGGTCATACCAGGGTTCACTCTCCAGCCCAGGACGGTTAGCCTCAGTAATCTTGGTTTTAGTATAAAAAAACAGATCCACAAAACCGGTATCGTAATTAATCTGGCCATGTGCCCGGCTAGTTTCAATGATGCCATCGTCATCAGCCCGCAATGTCAGCTGGCCATAGTCTAAAGTGGCTACGACGACTGTTAATGAACCGGGACGCAGCGGACTGACCGGTGTTCTAAAGCTGATACGGTTGACCGGCGGCATATCTGTGGTGGTGGTTAAAGACTGCAATGTCAGGCGGTTATCGGTATTCGGTGTCCAGCTGTCAATCTCGATTTTGCCGGTACCATATTGAATGATACCGGAACTGGTGCCACTGTTATTGGCTGGATTTACATTGCGTACCAGGGTACCGGTACGGTCCAGATAAGTGTCTGAACCCAGCATAAAACGCACCGCGCCGGAGAGGATCTGCTCATCAAAACCCCGGGTCAGATCAAAGCGCAGCTTGTCACCGGTAACCTGTTTAACTCCAGCACTTACGCCTGAAGTATCACGGTATTTCACGCTAATACTGGTTGCCCGGTATGCCCCGAGCTGCACTACTTCTTCCTTAATTTGAGAAGTGGCGGGTAAATAAAATGACATATTTATGCTGCTCCATAAACCGCAGTTGGTATATAGGATTTGGTGAAAACTGAGCTAGTCGCTTCAGGAATAATTTCTACCGCACCTGTTGCATAGGTAATGGTGCCCTGTACCTTGCCCTGACTATTGACCAGATTGCCCACCTCGGCATTCACCGGAATATCAATTAAAACTACTGTACCGATGACTGAGCCGATTTGATCAGCAACCGGCACACTTAACTCAACACTATTGGGTTGTATTGCAGCACCGGAACCCATGGTAAATTTCAGCTTTTGATCAGCTGGCATGACATTTTCAACAGTCTGATCAAGCGGTACGCCATAGCTATAGTTGATGGTGAAGACCGTATTTTTCTGCGGCAGTTTATTCGGTACTAGCCGGCCTTGACCGGTGGCATAGTTAAAGGTACCGGTGGCATCGCCACTAAACTGGCCCAGCGTATTTGTAGTTGCAATCTTCTGTTCGCCTTCCAGCAACCATTTCACTGTCACGCTTCCTGAGGCTATACCAGCTTGCTGCAAATCAAACTCGAATGCTGCCGGTTCAACCGCAAGACCTGAGCGTATAAATGTAGCCAGCGGTGTACCCCACAGCAACAGAATCGGTGTATTCACATCCGGTAAGGCACCCGTCGTAATAGACCAGGAACCGGTTTCATAATTGATATTGCCTGAACCAAACGAAGCACTCGAGCCAGACAACCGCCCAGAGCCGTCATCTTTCAGTTCATAAAACTTACCCTGTGACATATAAGAAACTGAAAGGCTGCCCGGGGCGGGTGGTGGTACCAGTACACCGGTCCAGTTGGCACTCTGGTTTTGTTGAGTGACGGGCCGGGTTTCCGACTGAAAGTACTGGTTGGGTGCTGAAGCAGGCTTAAAGGTAATACTTAAGTTTGCAGATCCTGCACCTGCAGCTTGTGTCCACTGGATCACACCGCGCTGGTAATCAATCGTTCCGACTTGCGTCCCTTGCATGTTTTTAAGCAGTCCGCCCTGGTCAGTGATCTGCTGGCCAAACAGATTAAAAGACATGCTGGAAGGCATAACAGATGAGCCGATATACAGATTCTGAGTGGTACCAATGGTGGTCGAGTAAGTTGCAGTAATAGCAGCAGTGTTACCCGGTACCAGTACTATACTTTCCCCGGCTGCGTTTACATCCACAATTGGCGTTTCAGTCTGGGCAGATGGGACCAGCTGGGCAAAGATACTTTCCGCATTTACGGTAAACTCACCGACTTTTGCAGCAGACTTGAGATTGCTGGATGCATAATACTTGCCGGTATCGGCTACAATCGTATCCCGTAAAATCGTTTGAGACTTATCTCCGTTGTACCATTGCCTGGCGGATAGTCCAGTGAAGTCAACTTCCAACGGATCATTAATTTGATAAGTTGCAATCTTATACTCCACATCCTCCTTTTCAATGACCATTTTGGCAATACGTGTCTCGACCTTTGTGATCCTGACGTATTGTTCTCGCTCTAAGGCTTTTCCTTCATCCGAAATCAATACAATCGTATCGCCAACTGATGCTTCAACTTCTTGTGGCCACATTACAGTTTGAAGTGATGACATTCCTTGCCAATGGGTATCGAGCGGTATCCCAGCCATCTGTCCACCCTTGGCCAGATAGTTTTCAATCCGGTTCTGGGCAGACTTGCGCTCATCGATCCATGACTTTGTACTAAACAGCAAAGCTGAGACATTGGGATCTTTTGGGTTTTCCGAGATAAAGACCGTAGCCCCCATAAGCAGGTCTGTATCATTCGTTGTCACGGCAGGAAACAGTTTACGCAGTGACACATCACCCATGGTGCGGTCCAGCTCACTCACATCATTAAACAGGTTATTGCTCTGGCCATCTTCAATAATCTGGCCAGAGTACTTGCCGCCACCATCTTCTGTATCGCTCAGGCGCTCAGACTTATAGAGCACCAGATTTTTAGTTTCAATTGCCACTGTATAGCTCCCCCACTTCAATAAAACGTAAAGTCACGTTGTAATAGTCATCCTCAGATACAGATGGATGATCTTTTACAGGCCGCGCCTCTATAGCATTAGCTGCATGGTGAAATTTCACATTGAACTGCCGCCGGTCATGGGGATATTCAAAAGCTAATGTGAAGTTTTCACCTTGTAATAAAGAAAAGTCCTTTAACTGACTGACAATATGACGTTTAAGCCAAGCCATATTCTTGTCTGCAGTCAAAGTAATGGGCCGGCCAGATTTCCATTTCCCCTCCTGAATGATGGGAGTACCATCGATAGCGGGTTTAATGTTCTGTTCAATCCCGTTCCAGTCAAATTCATCAGACCATAAAAAACCGTCGGACAAGGCGACGGTTTCTGATGTAGACACTCGTATTAATTTCATTAGCTACTCTTTTTTATCATTTCCAGTTTTCTCAGCATCGATTCCAGATCATCACCATCATTAGGCGATCCATACATTGTTGCGGTTTTACCATTGCCTAGATCAAACTCATAACGTACGGTTCTGGCTGGATCTGATACCGGTAAACTGGTTTTAGGATAGCTGACATCCGGAGCCAAACTGTTGATATTCACCTCAGGCACAACTGTTTTAGCTTTAGAGCCTGCACCTACACTGCCTGACTTGCCTGCATACTCTTCCAGCTTTTCCAGCTGCTCGGCAATAAACATGTAGTTGCCGGTCTGTTTCTGGTTGTCGTATGCAGAGACACCATAACGCGCAGCATATTCATGAGAGGCTGAACGGTAATAACCACCTGCACCCTGTTGAGCCGTCTCGAATAGCTCTTTAGCCTTTTGCCTGGCATTACCGCTATATCCCATTTCAGTCAGCTGCTGCTCAATCTCATCAACTGAATAACCGTTTTTAGCCATGACTCCAGTTTTAGAGGCTTTGAGCTTGCCCTGCATGGCAGTAAGCGCCTCTGACCAGGCTTCAGTAGAGGATTTGGCCTCCTCTCTTGCCACCCGGCCAGCTTCACGGTAACCATCACCAATGGCACTGGCTGAGCTCTCTACCCGATTATTGGCTTTGACCCAGTCATCCATGGTTTTGACTACAGCCTGACCGCTATCATCAATCTGGATTTCCAGATTGCGGCCTGCATTTGCAGCATTAGTCGCAGCAATGACACCTGCATCACCCGATGCTGCTGCAGACTGAGCAGCCTTCTCATATGCTTTCTGGATACCTTCAGCAGTCGCCTTTCCGCTATCTCTGACGGTGATGTAATCCATCAAAGCCTGTTGAGCAGCAAGCTTTAAATTCTCCTTGGTTTCAATGCCTAGCCGTTTAAACGCCTCTGTCACCGGATCAATATCATCCGGCAGTTCTAAAGCCTGCATCTTGATAGCAATTAGGCCCTGTTCGACTTGGCCCGTTGAAACCTTACCTTGATCACCAAACTCTTTAAGCTTGGATCTTGCGTAATCAATTTCAGCTTGGCTTTTAGCCGTCTGTAACCAGTTTGACCAAGACTGATAAATTATATCTCCTGCCGCTTTACCGGTAATACCTGCAGAAGCTAACTTACCTTTCAGGTCAGTGACATTATTACCCTGCTCAGTAAAGGATTTAGAGACTCGATTTAACGCAACATCGATATCTACCCCAAGCTGCTTGGCTGCAAGAGAAGCTCTCGAATATGCATTTTCTGCAACCTGTCCAGATCCGGAATTAGCTGCATCCAATTCCGCAGCACGTACATTGCGGTTATTGGCGAGTTCCGTTTCCTTCTGGTCAATACCCCGAAGGGAATCTTGTGCAGATTTCAATGCACTTAAATCACCCGTGCGTTTAGCCTCGGCGATCTGTTGTTCCAGAACTGCACGTTCAACGGCGGACTGTTTCTGAAAAGCCAGATATGCCTCATCTGCCCTTTGTAGATTCTCTTTGGCCAGCTTGACAGCTTCTTCCTTTTTGGCTGCATTATCTGCAGCCTGAGCAGCACCTTCCCAAGCCGCCACGCTAACCTTGCCTGCCTTATCCATTGTGACGATATAACCCTTCGTCATTAGATCAGCCTGCATGGTACCGTCCATGACCCCACCATTAGCTTTAATGGCAGCTTCAGCATAAGCTTGGGCAGAAACCAGCATGTCTTTATCCAGCTTAGCTTTACTGGTGGCATGCTCCTTCTCTCGATTTTCTAACTCGCCAGATTTCTGGATAATGGCATCAATTGTTGACTGATTCCCATCCTTTCTAGCCTGGTTCAGCTGTGTATCGAGCGCAGCACGTTCTGTTGCTAACTCTTTAGATTTTTGAACCAAGTCTATATTCTGTTTAGTTAACTCTGCAAAAGTACGAGCATTGTCAGCTATGGCCTCTTCATTTTTTTGCTTTTGAGTTTTCTGTATATCCTCATAAGTCTCAACTACTGCCCATTTATGCTCTGTACTAAGCTTAATAGCACCTCGCATATTTTTTTCTGCTTGTGCAAACATCCGATCTGAAGTTTTTTCAGCTTCCTCTGCCAGATCTCCCATGAAGGGTATATATTCTAATGTTGCGGCAGCCAAGCTATACACACCGCCAGCTAAGAACTGTATAGAAGATAAAAGAATTTTCAGCCCTACATTGAGACCAAGCCCTGCATCTGAAATTCCTGCTATGGCCATTCGCAAGACATTAAGAAGAGTTGTAAGACCGCTTACATCTTCCCCTCCATCTAATAGAGCATTGAATAAGGGCGATACAGCATCCAGAGCGCTAGTAAAGGCACTCCATACAGTCTCACTAAACTCAATGACATACTTAATATTTTGCTTAATATTTTCATAAACTTGAGTAAGTGTATCTCTTAAAGCATTCAATATGCTGGGGTCAATGTCAGAGAACTTAGAAGCGAAGTATCCAACTCCCTCAGCCACATCATCGAAAAATAATTTTAGAATCCCAAGGTTATCTGCAATTATTGATAGAGCATTCGCTACGGCCGCACTTGCGCCATTAGCCTGATCCATCTCACCAATAAGAATCTGCCATTGTGTTGCTATCTTCTGCAATGCATTGCTAATAGTAGTCGGAAACTTATTGTAGTCAGCTTCAATTGCAGCTGATTGTTTCTGTAGGGCCTTGATTACGCGCTCAGCAGATAACTCGCCGTTTTCTGCCATGGTACGCAACTCACCCGTAGTCACACCAAGGGATTGAGCTAGGGCTTTAGAAATTCCAGGAGCCTGTTCCATGATTGAGTTGAACTCATCACCACGGAGTACTCCAGATTGCAGTGCCTGGGTAAACTGGACAATAGCATCCTCACTGGCCTGTGCTGATCCACCTCCTGTTTGAATTGCCATATTGATGGTTTTTACCAGATCTAGACTTTGCTGCTGGGTCATTCCCATCTGTTTGCCAACATCATTCACCTTGGTAAACAGGCTGGCAGTAGCTTCCAAGCTTGAATTGGTAGCAAGTGCCACTTGATGCACACCAGCCATAGCTTGCTGAAAGTTACCACCTTCGCTGGTTGCAATATTGATTCGTGCTGAAATAGTAGTATACGAATCCGCTGCCTGAGCAATTTCTCTCACACCGATACCAATACCAACGGCGGCCATAGCTCCCGCAAGAGCAGTCGCTGCAAACTTGGCTACGCCCATCCCTTTAGAAAGATTGGAAACACCTGAATTTGCTTTTTCTGCTGCCGGTTCAACACTGTGAAGTTCACTTTTGAGCTTCTCAATCTGTTGCTCGGTAATTCTAGTAACACGCTCAACTTCTTCAGCCGGTAATTTACTATTGGCTTTAAAGTCCTCTAGCTTTCGCTCAAGCGCAGTAATGGCATCATTGATGACTGTTGGTGGTTTAATGCCTAGGGCTTCATAGATTTCATGTCCGGTCTGCTTTGCGCTGGTTGTAGCCTTATCTGCACTGGTCGATACACTACGCATTGCAGAAGATGCTTGGGTATCAAAATCTGCAAATGCTGCTTTAGTCAGATCAACTGCCTGTTCAAGACCTTTGACCTTTTCTCCTGCAGCCTTAATTTCCTCAAGAGTGACAGCTTCGCTACTTTGTTCTAATGCAGAGAAAGCATTCTTTGCTGCCAGCAGCTCACTTTCAAGCGTATTAATACTGCTGGTACCAATAGTGCCAATTCGCTCAATTTCTTTGGTACTGAGATTGGCTCCCTCACCCATTGACTGAATTGCACGGGTCGCAGTCTGAGCTTCACCTACTACTTGACCAAGATCTACCGAGCTAAAACGTTGCAACTGATTAATCGAAGACTGTGTGGCATTGTCCACGCCACGCATGGCATTTATGGCAACGTCCTGATAGTAATTAAATGCACTGGACGTTTCTTTAATAGCATCTTCAATGCTTAGAACACGCTGTTTAGCGATTCCAATATCTTTTAAGGTTCCATCCGTACTTTGCAACCGAACCAATTCAGCCTGAGCAGCTTTTAGTGCTGAATTAAGCTCATTAATGCCTTGCTCACCAATGCTCGACATTGAGCGTAGTTCACCTGCACTGATAACCGATTTGTCACCAAGAGCTTCAATTTCCTTGGCCGCGGTAAAAAATTTAGTGCCTAGGATTTCCGCCAGCTGAATTGTATCACCTGGAATGGCTTCACCGATTTCAAAGCCTGCCTTATTTGCCTTGGCTGCCGTATCTTGAAGTTCATTACCTAAACCATCGATCTTGCTGGCAGCCTGAATAGCCTGTCCTTCAAGTTCACCAGCCGCCTGAGATACTTCACTCAGTTTTCCTTTAGCCTGATCTGCTTTCTTCTGCAAATCATCAGGAACTATTTTTCCAACTTCCTGAGCTGCTTCTACAGATGCAGCTTTCAGTCTTTCAGCTTCTTGTTTTATTGCGGCATAAATGGCCTTAGTGACACTTTCAGATTCCTTAATATTCGATACATAATTTTTAGTATCAGCTTCCATCACAATTTTAAAGTTTAATTCTTTACCGGCCATATTCTTACTCGCAATAAAAAACCCACCGGATGGTGGGTTAGATGAGGATGTTACTAACGCATGCTAGAATGCTTTTTGTGAACAAATATATATTTTAATTAAGATTCATCTTTTCACATTCAACAAGTACGCTCTCTGCCTCTTTTTCTTGAAGTATGCTTTTGGTAAATAAAGATGTGATTTCGTCTTCCTTATTATCACCATCAGCTAAAAAAGTTAGTAGCGCCTCATTAGTAGCATTCATAGAACTTACATAGATTAATTTACTTGCTTCTAAGCATCCTGAATATTTTTTCGACTCTGTATCACGTTTAATTTTTTGTAATTCGGCAATCGGTTGTGCTAATGCTACTCTCATCACACTATTTGAGAGCCTCCTTTGATCACTGAATGAGGCGGCATACCCTTTTAATTCTGAAAAACCAATCTTTCCAATAGGTTTATCTTCTGAGTATTTTAAATTAGCAATTGTATTCGCCTCATCACTAGAAAAACCTAATTTTTCTAAAGACTCCACATAGGTAGAAACAAGTGCCCCATGTCTAGCTTCATCTTCTGCCTTCTTTTTCGAAAAATACCACCAAGCTGATCCTGCTAGGCTTCCCACCACTACAAACAATACTATGATTAAAAAAGTATATGATGTTTTATATTTGTTGCCACAAGTTCGACAATGCGTATCAGCAGCTTTCATTGGTTTTTTACAAGATTTACAGTATTTAATACCCATACTCAGCGCTCCCAAATAATGCGGTAAATCTTTCCATCAACCACAACTATTGTATAGCGTTGCCCATTTACCGAATAAATATAGCTGACAGCTGCATGAGGCCATCCCTTACGGTCATGAATAATATGTTTGAAAGAAGACTCTGGATTTCCCAGAACATCTACCATACGAGCCTGAGTGTTTCCAATCTCTACAAACTCAGTACTACCACGAATTGAGCTAATATCAGTTGAAGCGTACAAACTTGTAGCAATACCCATCCCCAATACCACTACTAAAATTAACTTTTTCATTCTCATGCCCTTTTTTGAGATATTTTTGAGCATCTTAACCGAACGGTCTAAATTATCGCAATGTGAAAGAACATCCTTGTTCACTTATACCTCTTTATTCTATGCACTCATGTTCATGTCCATCAGGTATTTCTCTGCCTGTGCATGAGTAATCGAAATCAAACTGCATCTACAACCTTCTTGCGGTCTGCTCCAATGCTCAACAGCATGTTCTTGGAACTCCTTATCAAGAATATTAAATACTTTGCTACTGAAACTTTTACAAGTTTCCGGGGTATGGTCATCAATGATGGGGGCCCATAATAAGTAGCTCGAATTCTTATCCTTGCTATGCTCATAAATATCTTTAACAACCAGACAGTTAAAAACAAACATCTGTCTATTTGCAAACCAGGAGCGATAATCACGACTATTTTCCAGTAGTGTCCAGTTCACATGAGGGCGAATATGATCAGGGACTAAAGAAATATATCTCTCAGCAAATTTCTTGAATAAAATTCTATTACTTTTAAGCTTCTCATTATCAAGATGACTCAGGAGGTCTAGTATCTCATGCTTAAAAAACTTTGAGTCGGCACCACATGCCACACCCATATTCACTAACTCTCTTTGCTCGTCACTGCTGAATGAGTTAAACCATTTCTTATATGCTGCTCTACTTTCCGCTGTTAATACTCTTTTCATGATTAAGCTCAAGTGCACTTTTATAATACCGACCATTCTAATCGGAAATGGTAAATTTAATTATGTGAAAATGTTACATAATTCACACTATTTCTTCTTTTAGCTCATCAAGAAACTTCTTTAGTTCTTTAGCAGATGCATGCTGAGCAGATCTCACTACACTGGTCAGTGCTGCAAGCTTATTGCGGTAATCCTTTTGGGCTGATTTTAGGTATTCACTGTAAGCACCATAAGTCATATTCATGATTTCGGTATGATTATGACCAGCACTGATCAGTAACTGGAATGAGTCAAACCAGGTGGAATCATTGTCTTTTGCTACCTGCTTTTTATTATGGCGTTTAGGCTGATCTTCTTTAAAGTAAGCGCCGTTGACCTGCAGTACTGCTGATAAAACTTCTTTAAATTGCTGTTCCGAAGTATTGGCCAAATCAATCAGACTAGCAGCTGGAAGCTTGGTGGCCAAACTGCACATACCCAGCACTTCAATTGAATGAGCCTTAAAAAGTTGAGTTAAAATTTCATCTGAATAGGGCGTGTTGAACAT